TTGATCATGGACGAAGTTCAATCTCTCTTTAAGCCAAGCGGGTCGAGCGAGGATTACATAAAAGCTGCAAACTGGCTGCGGGCCGAGCTCACTCAAGCAAAGTACAAGAAGTACATGTATGTATTTGCGCTCACCGGGACCCCAGGAGGCACCGTGTCCGATATATTGAGCGTAGTCAACTTTGTCAGACCACTGAACGTCCCAAGAATCCGCCCAGAGGATCTTAATAGACACCCCGAGTGGCTGAAAGGGTTCGTAAGTTATGTCGAGCTCCGGGGGGACACGAGTGTGTACGGGAATAAAAACGTACAAAACGTGTTTTCCGAGATGGATCCTAAGTATTACGCAGGGTTCCTTAAGACTGTCAAGTCGCTGACGGACACTCAGTTAAAGGCCGATAAACGCCCTGGGTACATGAAAAACGCCATTGGTGCAGGAGATGCACTCACCACGAAAACGGCAATCACTGGCCTGTATTCTGCAGACGAGCTCGAGAGACTATCGCGTCGGGATATGACCGGTGGGATTCCAGCAGTTATTAAATTCGGTCCGAAAATGAGTATACTGTCTCCTAAACTTCGCGAGGTAATAAAGAGGGTGCTGTCTACCCCTGGTAAACAATACATGTATGTGATAAACGCAGCTACGGCATTTACTATCATGGCGGTCCTTGATTCTATGGGATACTCTGGGTTCGTCCCAGGTGGTGCATCCCCTTCTTCCATGGGGCCGGGAAAAAGATACGCGTTCTATAAGTCGGGGTCATACACGTACAAAGGGAAAACTATAAAGGTAGAAGCCAAGCAGCTCAATGCAATGAAGAAGGCACTTGCGTCTTCTTCTAATATAAACGGCGACAACATCAAGATCGTCCTCGCGACTGGCACATATTACCAAGGGTTGGATACTCCAGGCCTCACCGGAGTTCACATCATAGATCCTCTTCACGACGTTTCAGCGGATGTACAGGCCGTCGGTCGTGCGCTCAGAATGTGTGGACACTCCAAGTCTGCCGGGAAGCTTGCTAACATCTACAGATATTTCTCGACTGTACCAAGAACTTTTACTCATGACGGGGTCTCCAAAAAACAATTACCAGAACTGGAAAGAACGGCCAAGAAGATTTTGGGCTTAAACTTGAGTGCGGATTTGTCTACCGTAAATGGACCTCCTCCTAAGCTCCCCCCAGGAATCAACAGTTATGTCTTCGCAGACGCTGTCAGAAGAAATGCCCCGGTTGCACAAACCGAGAAACTTCTGAAGGCGATGGCCGTGGATTGCAAGATCTTCAAAGACGTGTTCCATTCCAAGGAAAACTTCCAATGCGGCAAACCGGTGTTCGTAGATGTCGCGTCGGCGGCTCAGGCAGCCAGATCGCCTACCGCGGCGAGATCACCGACTACAGGTTTAATCCAATTATCACCACTAACCCCAAGGTCTTCTCCCAAATCCTCGTCATCCAGGAGGTCTTCGTCGCCAAGAGGGTCTTCGTCGCCAAGAAGGTCCTCATCACCCTCGAGGATGTCTGGCAAAGCCGCCCCCAGGTACTCGTCAACTGGTCGTGAGCGTTTTGGTTCGGCACCCAGGAGATCTCCTTCCCCCGTGGCCCGGCGTAGGGGAAGTGCTCCGGCGAGAGCCGACCTCCCCAACTTCGACCCGAGACTACGCAGAAAGGAACCCGTAGTTGTCGTGACATCCGGGAAGAAAGGATCGGTCCCGCAGAGAACCTCCGGCAAGGCGAGGAGCCCTTTCGAAGATACTGGAAAGATAAACTCTAAAAAACGCCAGGTTCTAAGAGATTCCAAGGGCCGTGCATACGTCCGCCAGGGGGAGAAGAAGGTATACGTGAAGAAGCTGTTCACGCCCAAGTGATGATTTGTTTGATACTGTTTTGATACTGCCCCGTGGTCAAATGATATATCGTATTTGACCACCGGTCTATATAAACTTAATACCCACGGTCTTCTGGGTTATTATAAACATGTTTATCCACCCTCTCAGGGGGTTTCCTCAGAAGATCATTCTCCGCGAAAACCGCGTTATTTCATATTCGGACGCGTCTATCCGGTCCAATAAAGGGGGTATCGGGTTTGTCTCGAGGAACGCTAACGACCATGCTTATACTTTCCACGCACGGGCCCATGAAACAAAGGACATTAACCGCCTGGAGCTGAGTGCAATTTTCACGAGCATTGCGATGGTGGACCCAGACCTGGATACCCTTGTTTTCACGGACAGTCAGACTTCGATTTCCAACATCGTGACCAAGATGAAGCGAACAAAGTATGATAAACTTGCGAATTTCGTTCTTCAGCTGTCCAAGGAGAGAAACGGGCATGTGTATGTTTCCAAAGTAAAGGCACATTCCGGAGATCCCGGTAACGACGAAGCCGATCGCCTCGCCAAACAGGGTACCATGAGCGACAAACTCATTATCCTCCCGGACGAATTTGCATCCGTAGACGAGTGGTTCAAGCACCATGAGTACCTGCGAGTGGAATATAAGAAGTGATATATATCGTTGCGTTAACAATTTAATAAAATGATGTAATATTACAATAGTTACAATGTCAGATCAGCTGGACCTTTTCAGGGAGTGCGTGAAAGAATATGTAGACATCACAAATCAAATCGCAGAAGCATCAAAAAGCATCAAAGCTGTGAGGATGAAAAAGGACGAACTCGGGACGATCATTCATGAATTCATGTCAAAGAATAATTATGAGATCGCGGCGTCGGGTGACGTGAAGCTTATTCTAAAACAATCTACGAAGATTCCCGGACTCAAAGAAGACAACATCATGTCAGTGCTGCGTGACATGTACGGTGGCGACGACGCTGCAAAGATATGGCGGAAAATCACGGAGTCTCGCGAAAGCCAGGCAACGGTGGTGGATAAATTGTCCTGTCGCAAGAACCGCACGCCCAAGTAAATAATCACATATTGACATACTTAGATATAAAATAGTACATTGTGTAAAAACTCGCAAGAAATGGGATACATTTACATGCTCACGTCGCCGTCTGGAAAATCATATATTGGCCAGACGTATCGTCCTATAGAAAAACGTCTCGAGGAACATCGATCAGGAAAAAGTAGCGATTGCGTGGCAATTTATAACGCAATTCAATATCACGGATGGGAAACCTTCGAAAAAGATTGGTACGAGGTCCCGGACGAAGACCTGAATAAACACGAGGAACTCATGGTCGAAGTTCTCGGGACGCTGTATCCAGATGGATACAATCTCAAGGAAGGTGGTGGAAATGCAAAACATAACGCGGAATCAAGACAAAAGATGAGTAATTCACACATTGGGATACCAAGGAGTGAGGAAACAAAACAAAGGATCAGTGAAACGGCGATTGGAATGCCAAAGAGCGATGAACACAGACAAAATATGAGGAAAACAAAAAGTGATAGACATAAGAAAAATATCAGCGAATCAATGAATGGCGAGAAGAACCATATGTCCAAGAGAGTGTATCAGTATGACCTAGAAGGTAATTTACTTGGGTCATTCGGGTCGTCTGGAGAAGCGGGACGGAATCTGAAAAAAGCCGGGACTCATATCAGAGCGTGTGCTCTTGGTAAAAATAAAACCGCGTATGGTTTTAAATGGTCGTATAATAAATCAGACGAACAGCGTTCTGCATAATCCATTCTCAAAAACAAGGAAATCTAAGGTCACGGCAAACACCTTTATTTTCTTCGCATTGGTCTGAGGGACGATATCAAACGATAACTTAGATTTGGTGTAAGGCGCGAAATTTAGACTCCCATTTGGCTGAAAAGTTGTGGTATCTAGGGCAAAACTATAAGTAAGAATGTTATCGGTTGGATCGCACCGACGGAAATGTTGATATTTTTGCACTATGGAAAAATACTCGCTGGACCTAGGCGTAAACTGTTGGTTGGAGTTTAGATAAAACGTCCCCTTCTCAAATATATCATAATACGTGAACCCTGTTATATCATTCTCTGGAAACGCTACGATTGCAAAATATTTCACGGGCTTGTTTAATTCCCTGAGATCAATATCTATCTTAGATTGGTTGACGACTTGTCCGTTGGTTGTCGTGAGGTAAGTATTCTTGTCTATGCTGTATACTCTCTCGAACGTTATACTCATGGGAGTTTGGGCAAATCTAAACTTTTCCGCATCGTCCAAGAATATATAGTCGACGATCAGTCCTGCAGATATCGTAACATTGTCCGGGAGCTGCGTGTTAGCCGGTAGATTCACCAGATAACTGAGAGGTTTCAGTGTAAAATCAACATGTACGTTTATATTGGTACCTAAGCTATACATAGGGATGAACTGCTGTTTGTAAGTCGTTTTTTGACAGCAAAAAAACTTAAGGGGGACTAATATCTCGTGCTCCTCGTCAGTAGCTAGTACCTCGCCTCTTTTTACAAGCCGACTTATCCCATCGTATTTAGAGTCTGGGCAAAATAGCTTATCGTCAATATCCATCCACAGCCCCTCGGTCGACTGGACCCGTGTATCCCCGATTCGCAATACAGTGGCTGCCAGGATATTGTAACCCATCGTGTCGACCCACGTCCCTCCCGTAATATTTAGGTTAGGGAGAACAACCCTCAGAACCATAGAACCAACGAGATCTCCGCGTTTAGATACCGTGATCGTGTTCTTGGTGCCAAAACGAACGGTCGTCGAAAACTTCTCTTCGTACTGCTGGACTGCGAAATTGGTATACCTTTTATACACGCGCTTGAATAAGCTCATCTCAGGATTATACGTCAAATACACGTCTTGGGGGCCTCTCGAAAGGAGCTGAACAAATGTTCCCTCGCTGGCTGTACCAGCGCCCCTCTTGCCGACGGGGATGATACCCTCCTCTACTTTTTCAACTTGTTGAGCAATCTTAATATCATCGACATTGACGGTGCCGGACGGAGGTGTATACAGAAAATCAAAACTCATCTCCGTTGGAGTCATGGTGGTATTTTGAAAACGTTTTACATCCATCCCAACCTCTTTTGGGTTGGCGAACCTGATATACTCCTCGTCGTACATCTTCATGTTGTCATTCCTCGATGAATACATCAGCTACTCTACTATTAACATTTATTTTAAACTAATATCACCATAATAAAATAATATGCTACAGTATATCAAATGAACAAGGCCTTAGATGATCTCGAAAAAAAATATTCCCAGCCTATCCCCCAGCCTCTTCAGAATAACTTCCTAAACAATACCACAAGTTGGTGCAGGCTGAACCCGATTGGATGCGGACGCCAGGCGGTGGCCGAGACGTTCTTTTTGATAATGACATACTCCGCGGTCATCTTCCTCGTCGGAGGTGTGGTACCTACTGTAGCAAATCTCATCAAATTCAGCGTCATTTTCCTCATAATGAACATTGCCGCGAGGATGGTGTCTGATTCTTTCTCAGACAAACTTGCAATTGCCGCGCTGTCTGGCCTGGGGCTCAAAATTGCCAGTATGCTCGCTCCAAAAATTGTGGGTTGGTAATATATACATATATACATGTATGAATTAGGCGTTTGTCGATACAAGGGTATTCGTATCGACAAATGTTATTTACATGGTACTATGTTGTTCTCTTGGCCAATAAAGCATTATAATCTTTAACTTTGGCCCCCCCGTCATATGACCAAGCGTACCCTCGGGATACCAATAAGTCGTTAACAGAAATCGCAGACGAATCGACGTACACTTGACCAAGAACCCTCCCGTATTTCTCAAACGTATCCGACGGTATTACTTTCACCACAACATTCGCAGAATTTCCTAGTAGGTGTTTAAGGTACTCCTTCGCTTCTAGTCCAAGTTTTTTCTCGTGGAAATCAATGGTTCTAGACTCCGGACAGTCTATTCCAGAAAGCCTGATTCGCTTGTTCGTGAAAATATCAAATCCTAAGTCGATCACCACATCAAGCGTATCTCCGTCTACCACCTCGGTTACTTTCACCTTATATTCCGTCATATAATATGAAGTTATATATTAATCCTTCTTTGTTTTCCCCTTTAGTTTGGTATTGACGTTCTTTTTATTTGTAGTCTTGATAACACCATTTTCTACAAGTTTTTTTTGGTATTCTTGTAACGAAGATCTGAAGTTCATGGGTCTGAACGTCTCGCACTTTCTGGCACGTATAAGCTTCATGGCCTCGAGGTACCCAATCTTCTTGATCGTCATAAGATACGCCGCAACGACCGTAGAGCTCCTGTTCTGCCCGGCGCGACAGTGTACCAGGACGTTCCCGTTATAACGGGTCACATCTCTGATGGCCACGCTCGAAATCCCAAAATACTTGACCATCTTGCTGGCATCGGACGCGTCGTCATACACGGGAACCCTGAGCATCGGGATGTCGGAGAACCTAGGGATGTCCGCCGAACAGTTCACGATAAACTTTATGTTATGCTTGCGGAGGAATTCTTTGTCCGATGCGGTAGCCTCCGATCCAATCCAAACATGGTTTGTAATTTTTTTAGGGGGGTAATATAGCAACCCTTTCCACTCTATCAAATCCTTGGCAGGGGATGGATAATTACATTTAGGTGCCATCTTTACTTTACACAAATATTTTAATGCGCAGAATCGTGTAATAAAAAATAACTTAACAGTTTAAGACACGAACAATATAATGGCGTTCACAGACATCATCGAGCTCCCTTCTGAGGTTGTCGCCCCTCGGGCAGCAGCAAAGACAGTTGCCGCGCCGGCTGCCTTCGTCAACACAAAACCCGCTACTCAGGAGAAGGCAAGTATTTTCGTCGGAATCCCTTGTTACGCATGCATGATGACAAACTCATTTGCTGCGAGTCTGATTGCCCTGCAGGCTTTATGTGCTCAGCGCGGGGTCCAAATCTACATGGACTTTGTTGGCAACGAATCTTTGATCGAACGTGCCAGGAACATCCTCGTCAAAAGATTCCTTCAGCAAGCCAAGTTCACTCACATGATGTTCATCGACGCGGACATTGGGTTCAACCCAGAATCCGTACTCCGCCTGGTAGAGTTTGACAGGGATTGCACCAGCGCTGTCTACCCCAAGAAGAGTATCAACTGGGATCTCGTAAAGGAAAAGGTTGCCAAGGGAGCCCCCGAGGACGTCCGCCAGATGGGCTTGGATTTCAACATCAACCTTATCTCCAACGAACCCCATATTAACGGGTTCGTCAAGGTTCTGGATGTTGCCACGGGCTTCCTTATGATGAAGCGTGGGATGCTTGAGAGGATGTACGAACATTACAAAGAGGAACTGTTTGCTGTCAATGACATACAGGGCCAGAACGTGGCAGACTACATCGCTATTTTTGCATGCAGTATTGATAAGAAGACCAAGAGATTCCTGTCCGAGGACTACGCATTCTGCCGCAGGTGGCAAGAGATGGGAGGTGACGTTTGGGCAGATATTACTACTCCTCTGAGCCACACTGGAACGCATGTGTTTTCTGGAAATATCTTAGAGAGAATTACACTTGGATGATCATATAATAATTTGAACGTATGACCACTTGAAACCATAAGCTGTCTTTCGTTTATTACGAGCGCATTTGCTTATTATAGAAGAATCTTTTTCTATACACAGCCCTGCTTCTCCACACGATCCAAATGACTGAACATATTTTCCGCCTAGGTCGTATTGATACACTTTTTTCGAACAAGAATTTTTCTCTCCTGACTTTAATTCGCTCATCTTTTGTATGGTTTCCTCGGTGTGAGTTTTGCCATACATTTGATTCTTTTCGCCTGTCTTAGATTCGCTCATTTTTTGTTTAGTTTTATCGGTATGCCTTTTCCCGAAATGCGCGTCTCTGTTTTTTTGTTTTGATTCATCGCTCAATGGTTTTCCATAATTATGATTCTTTTCGCCTGTCTTAGATTCGCTCATTTTTTGTCTGGTTTCGCCACTCATCCTTCCATTAGCACCGCCACCTTCCTTGAGATTATACCCACCTGGTGACATTGTCTCCATCTCTCTCACCAGCAGTTCTTCGTCGATGTTAAGATCCTCGTCGGGACATTCGTACCAATCTTTTTCGAAATTATCCCAACCATGAAATTTGATGGCGTTATAGATCAATCTACAGCTTGGACATTTCCCCATTCGGTGTTCTTTGAAACGCGTTTGTATAGGACGAGTCGTTTGACCAATATAACTCTTCCCATTTGGCGACGTGAGCATATAAATATAGCCCATTTTATGATTTTTACGAGTTATTATTTTAAGTTATTTGAAATGTCAGCGTTAATAACTTAAGATAATAAAATATGCAAAACGTAGCACAATGAGCGCAATTGAAAACAACCCACCTCGTGTGATCATTGCGATCATCACCGAGGGGCGTGGAGACATGGCACTTCAAGCATGCGTTTCTATCCTGAACCTTCAGATGTGCCTCATGACCTCCTCTAACGGTTTCCAAGCAGACCTAAGGTTCTACAATACGAACAACGAGGCTCTCACGGCTCTCTACATCGAGAAGGACTTCAAGGCACTGTACATTGTCAACTTCTCCACTGGAGTCCCGGGGGATTTTGCCCTGAAAGCATTGAATTCTGACAAGGATGTCGTGGTAGGCATTCACCCCATGCCCACGATCGATTGGGACCGTGTAAAGGAGAACATTGCGAATACCGCAGAATCTCTTCAGAATACAGGAGTCGTGTATAACCTTTCTCTCGGGGGGGTTCCTGACGAAAATGGGTATGCCAGGATTAAGAACATCAAAGAAGCTGGTGTGATGTTTGTCAAAAGAGAGGCGCTTGATACTATTGTCAAGAATAACCCCACAGTCGTAACGAAAGATGGAAAACACACTTCGTTGTTCCTGGATGGTGTGTATGACGGTGTATACCTAACTGGGGTCGAACGGTTCGGAAAACTGTATAGCAAAACCATGTTTGGCGATACCGCACGCACCGTGAACAAATGCGGTCCGCAAGAGTATATTGGAATCGTAGGAAACAGGTCTCAGGTCAGGTAATTAACCCCCAATTTCCACTAGCTTACCATTCTTATCATATGCTGTGTTGCAACCGGTGTTATCATTGTTCTTGCAACGGAGTCCTGCGTGCATGTCCCACCCCCAGAAGGGATATTTTTTCTCGATTGTGTTCATGTAAAAGTACACGCCGGTGGAAACTGAGATAATAACAAGGATTATGGCAAGAATCAATAGCAGGTTCATTGTGATATACTTATGACAATATGTTTTTTTAGGCGTAAAATAACTTAACAAAAAGTATACATACATTAGTATACAATGGCCACTAACAACAATCGCGATATTGGCAACCTTACCACAGAGCAGGCAGAGGTCCTCAACCAGGCTGTGTTCGAGGATTGGGATGCTAAAGTTACACACATGAAGAAGGAGGCAGAGAAGATTGATGTGAAAACAGTGGACCCCAAGGATATCGGCGTATCATTCGGCCCCGTTATGGATGAGAAAACATTCAAGGAATACCAAAAACGCAGGGATGGACGCATGAACGTAATTTCCGCCGCGGATCTGCAAAAAATGTTTGGTCAAAGAAAATAGAAAATATATAAAATAAAAATATTTATTACAATTAACATTAGGATGGACCTCAATAAGTTGATGACCGTAGAAAACATACTGAAAGTACTACTGGCCATAGCAATAGGCGTAATGCTATACAAAGTTTTCTTCGGAAAGGAAACGTACGATAATTACCCTGATCCGTCTGGCTATAAATACCCGATGGACTACGAGGAGGACGATATTGACCTGGTCGACGGCGTCACCTCCCACGGTGATGTATACGATATTGACCTTGTAAGTGCTGACAGCGAGGAGGATGACCAAATCGAGGAAATTGAAGACGTTGTTGATGCGGAAGATGAGATTTACGAATATGCAGACGACGAGAATGAAGCGTATGACGACTCTGAGGACATTCTAGTAGATGGTACCGAAGACGCGGACGCCGAGGATGATGACAACCCGTATATGTACGAGGAGGATGAGCTTGTAGAAGAAGTTATGGATGATGCGACAGAGCAGGACTTGGAGGTAGAG